AGCTGAGACAGGCCAAACTTGTTGTTGGTCTCAGTGGAGGGGATCAAGTGTGGGAAGCCGTTGATGTTGTTGGGGCTAGAAGCTCCAGTACCACCAGCTGCGTAATACACTGCACCAGTTTTCAGGAAGTCGGTTTCGAACACTTCTTGGATGGCACGAGTTGATTCAGCTGCACGAGCTGCCAACAGGGCATCGATTTGAGCACCATCTTCGCGGAGTTCATCCGTTACATACCAAGCATCCTATGGATATAGTATCCATTAGACTATCACTTCTCCCGTAGGAGTTAAGACATTTAGTCGTTGCGAGTAGGTAGAAAGAATCTGCTCGATCTTCCACTTCTTTAAGTTGGAATGATTAGACATCTTCTTTAGAAAGTGTATTGCAAACTGCTTATCTCTTGGGCCGAGATTTTTAATCCATCTTAAGTGGCCCCTATCCTCTTTCAGGACGCCACCAAAAGCTTTATGTAGTAAGTTCACCCCTGATGGATGGTCTATGTGGCTTACCACACCTACCTGCCTCTCAGTTTGTCTGGTACGCTCTCTCGACATATACCACCCATCGCCATCTATATACCCAGCAACCCAAGCCCATGAAGGGTGATTCTTTGGTTTTACTGGCCCTGTTAGGGAATTAGCCTCATCTCTAATAGACAAGAACTCCTCCTCGCTAACCTTAATGGCTTTGTACTCTCTGAACTTATCCAACATGAATTGCCACTTTTTACCTTTGACAACCATGTGCTTTATAATGTGGGGCAACATTAATTCGTGGTCACCCCTAGCGTAGACAACCCACTCATTCTGAGTGGCCCATTTGTCGTCACGCTGTCTCGTATGCAGTTTACCAACCTTACTACTAAGGTATTTAGCGTATTTACCTTCCCTGTCTATGCTTTCAGACATACTTATCGAAAACATCAGGCTAAGGTAGCCGTGGTTATGAACAAAGCTCAAAGAGCCATCCGCGTCCAACAACCCAGCTAGATACTTACTTTCGGTCTCACCAAACATTCTTTGGTTCCTTTCTCTCTGGTCCTTTCGTCCCAGTTATTTAGTCTTGTTTAAGGCGATTATGCAGCTAGTGCAAGGCTACCTTTGTATTCAGTGATGGTCAGGGTGATCTCACCAGTGTCGATAGGGTTGTAGATCAGCGGGGTGTCTTCAGCACCATCTTGCAGAGTTACAGTACCAACAGTTTTGATGTACAACGTCTCACCAGAACCGAAGTCAGAGACGTTACGATAGAAGGTTTCCGGGAGGAGACCATCATGAAGGTTCATTAGAATGAATTGCGAAAATTGCTCACTCTCAATGAACGCACGAGTATTGCTCGTAAGTTGCATTATTATTCCTCAATATTAATTTGGGTCTATACCATGTTTCCGGTAGACATCCTCTCGAATCTTACGCATATACTCAGCTTGTTCCTTTGCTGTGGCTCCAGCCAACAGCGACTTTGCAGGACGCTCAAGTGGTTTATACTCTTCTTTCTTATATCCGGGGATTGTTACGCTACCAGTTGTTACGGATGGGGCAGGGGCTGCTCCACCATTAAACAAAGCTAAGGCAGCCTGGGGGCTGCTACTAGCTAGCTCACCTATCTTCTGGGGGGTAAGACCCAGCTCTTGGGCTTTAGCTTGAATTACTTCTTTAGTTTTATCACCGAACTTAGACACCAAGAACTCTTCTACTTTCTGTCTGTTTGCTTTCATTGTGTCAGCTTGGCTTTTACTTTCTAGTTGGTTCAACACTTGTTGTACAACTACGTTTGGATCAAGCACATTAGCCTGAGAGGGTTTCTCTCCAGTCTGTGGTGTTGCTTGAGGTTGGGCAAGTCTGTTTACAAGATCTTCCATAGATTGCTTCTTAGCTAGCTCCGCTTTGAGCGTTTCGATGATTTCATCCTTAGCCTGATTCTCAGTCTTTAACTCTGGGATATAGCCCTGAGCGTGAGCGAGAGCTTCTAAAGCTTTCTCTACGGTTGCATACTTAGGTTGCCCATTCTCATTCTTAATGGCCTGTAGCTGGTTAGCGAATAGATCATTAACTTGAGGTTGTGGTTGGCTATTGGTGTTAGCCGAATTATCAAAAACTGACTGGTCTGTCATATATTCTCTTAGTATATACTATAATCATTAATAGTATTAATATTCTTCTAATACTATTCTTTATTAACATTCTTCGAATGAATAATACCATTGAAAATGGATTATTGTGACAATAAATCTATTATTTCGTACAAAGCTCTTTCGTAACCTACATTATCTGCTTGTAAGTAAGCCCAATTAGGGTTATCATAGGAGGTTTTGTTTCTGGCGCTCTTATTAGACACCTCGATCTTATCCTTAAGTATGTCTGTCAGACGCCTGCGGAGAACCGCAGACGCCTTAAAGTTACTCTCTATGTCGCTTACTTCGTCAACATCTAAACCTTTGATCCAAGAGTTCTTCATGTTGGCATACCATCCTCAACCATTAGATCTTCTTTACCTTGGTTAACAAGGCTTTGGGTACTCTTCTGTTCGAATATAGCTACGTTAGGTCTGAAGATTTCATAAGCACCCAAGTTAGTTACATCTTCTACAAACTTCGTTAGGTTGATAGCACTTGTATGCGGTGCTATCAGTTGCCCTATAGGCGAACTAAAGATACCAACTACGTTCTGTAAGTCTTGAGCTTGCTTAGCAAAGTGCCTAGCACCTATCGGTCTAAGCTTACCTGAGGCGGTTATGTCTGCTTTAGTTACGGTTAGGAAGGTTTCAACACCTATGTCTGTATCTAATGTACGGATTACATCAGAAGAATCCATATTACGCCTAGAACTCTCTAGCATACCATTCAGACTAGGCTCCAGAAGCTCTATTTCGAACGTAGAGACCTTCTCTTGGAAGATCCTGCCCGCAGCATTGTCTAGGCTCTGAACCTCGAAGGCGGTCTTCTCACCAGGTGTACGGATACCCATAGCTTGTCTTGGAGCACCAGCGTACATCTCCATCTTATCTTCTAGTATCTGTATCTGCTGATCAGCGGTGATAATACCATTGAGGTTCTTAGAGATCTCCTCAATCCTACCACCTTCGTCTAAGAAGAACTGAGACCCTGGTCCCCATATGTTCCCCTCTACCTCACCTGTAATCGCCAATGGTGGTAGTACAACCAAGTCCATAGCGTCAGCTTTAAGGTTCTCTAGGTGGTCAAGCCTGTATTGCATACCAACCAAATTGGCTAGTGGCCCCATTGACCATAGGTTGTCTGGCCTAAACCTCCAACCCACATGATATATCGGAGCATGACCGAACCAGCTAGTAATCTCTACATCCCTAACCATATGGCAACGATCTACAACAGTGATGATCCTATTGGTGCTAAGCTCGCCAGTCTCCTGGTTATGATAGTCACCAAAGAATTCTAGTATCTCTACGAAGTCTGATTGGTAGTATTCATACAGATTACCAAAGCCATCTATCTGGTAACCTTGAGCCTTCTGATAGTCTTCTACAGAGTAGCCCCCATTTACCTTGTTCAGAGCCTCTCGTTTGTCCACCACGGCTTGCCAGAACTGTTGCTCTGGGTTAGTAGCGGCTAGCTTCTTAATCTCCCCTACGGTCTTTACAGAGCGTATAATCTTAAAGGTGTCCTTTATGCTGGAGGCGAGGGGGTTGAAGACAATGTCGAGAGGGCTAATCCTACGAAGCCTCGGACCAATATAATCAGGGATACGCTCACCATTAACATTGACCTTATAGTTAGACTCAAAGTCCACAGTAGCAAACGCATTACCATAGTCAATATAATCATACAGAAGTTTAGATACCTCTGTACGAAAGTGACTCTCTCTACACTTGTTAGCCATGTAGGCTTCGATAGCTCTAGCTTTCTTTTTGGTGGAGTCTTTTCTATCATAACCTTTCCAGACAAGCCAGTTGTCGTTAGGGAATAGGCTACTCAGATAGTTGGAATGTAGGTTATCCCTGATCTGACACAGCTTAGGTGTGGTAGTAGAGTTCTTCCAAGGCAACGCAGAGTTAGAGGTTTTAGATGTGTCAGTAGCGAAGATGTAGTCACGTAGCTCTAACCACTCTTCGATCACTGGCCTTCTTTGATCATTAAACTTATCCCACAAGTAGGATACCCACCTAGAGGCATCGTCTTGCTGTAGCAGTGATGTAAGCTCAGCAACTTTATCCGACATTACTATTTTCCTGTTCTGTAAAATTTATCCACTTCACTAGACAGCCAACCGGCTAGGTAGGCTAAGGCTTCGTGGTTATCCGCAGACACACCAACACCAACCTCATCTAGTATGTGCCAAGCACAATGTACACACTCGTGTGTCAGATACTCTGGCCTGTATAACTCTTTGCTTATGTAAAGGCTATGGATGATATAACCACCTTCCTCCGACAGGAACGCTGTTGCTTGGCCAGCATTACAATCCTGTATGATGTGCTCTGTCTTGTATATCTTAGACATATACTTAGCCAAAGCTGGGGCGTCTAGGCTTATGATAACTCTACTGCCGTAGATTGGTACATCTATAGTTTTGACTAGTTTAGCCACGGAAACTTACTCCACCGAACCTTTTATTAACACCGCCAGCAGAGAAGAAGTCTGCCACCTTATTCGTATAACCTTTAGCTGGGGCTACAGCTATTTCCATAGCAGACGCAAACGCATCCTTGATGTCATCGTGTGGGGGCCTAGCTAGGATTAGTTCTTCCTCTAGCGTTGGTATCCAACCACCTTCATAGTGCCATACCAGTAGGGAGTCATATTTTGGCTCTAGAGCCGCTGCAATACGCTCCTCCTTACTACCCTCGTGCCTAGTAGGTCTAGCCTCCTCTACGGACAAACTAAGGCCCTCTCGTTTGACATAATCCTTTATGCCATTGACTATAACTTTCTGAGCTACAGTTACCTCAGCCCTTATCTTCCTGAACTTCCATACGGAGTGTAGCTCACATATATGTTTGAAGTATTCTATAGTTTTGTCTGTCTTGAATCGGTCTATGTCTAGAACGTATATATTACCTTCACAATCTAAGCCTATCACTACGATAGCTGTATAGTCAGCACCCTTAGATAGACTAAAGGCAAAGTCTACAGCAGCATAGACGTTCAGTCGTTTATCTCTGTAGTACCAGATCCCGCCGTCTTTCTTAAGAAATCGTTTATCATAGTATTGAAACTTATCACGTCCGATACGTTCCGTAGTGGGATCGTTCGGATCGTTGTAATACTGGGCATAGAACTGCACCCTATCGGAGTACTCTGCTTTAATTCGAGCCAATACTCTGTTGTCGAACCCAAAGGCTTTGCCGTCTCCACGAACCCTCCTAGGCCATAGGAACACTCCGTCGTCTTCAACCCTAAACTCCTTGATGTCCCAGACAGGCTTCTGTCCTATCTTGACACCCTCGTCATCGTATTCGTCATACACCTGTTCACGCCATACAGCATAGATATCTGAGGGGTGATAGCGGGTTCCACATGCCATTGTTAGCCCACCTGGGTTACGAATGGATGTAAATTGGCTACTCTTCTTAGAGACAGATTCCCTACCATCTTCTGTATAGGCGTTCTCAGGAACCACCAAATCGTCCGCTATGATGACATCAGCATGCCACCCTGTGGTGTTGGTAGTCAACCCCGCTATCTTGATTGTAGCGTCTCTTATGCCCTCTGAAGCTCTCTTGGGGTGGTCTATAATTATACTAGTGGAACACCACTTCTCCCTCTTACCCTCTTGTGGGTGTATATATTCTGGGAAGAACCTCTGATACACCGCCGAACACAAGATGTTTTGTATAGCATACAACTGTGTGATGGCTAGTTCTGCTGTAGCTGACAGGTATAGGATGGTGACCTCTGGATGCCTGTCAGCTACAGCAGAA